TATCATACCCGCGTCACTTATACGAGATTACAACAAGTCCCTCTTTGAAATTACCCTCACAAACGGATCTCTTATTCAAGGGATTCCAGCATCAGAACCAGAACGGTATCGTGGTAAACAATACCATGGAGCCTGGTTTGACGAGTTGTGTGCATTTGACTATATTGACGAGGCATACGATGGAGTACAGTTTACCCTCCGTCTGCGAGACCCAAGACTTCCTCGTGTTCAGCAAATCATCACCACAACCCCAAAGCCAAAAGAGCTTATCGTCGACCTTAACGAAGGAAAAGTCGGGGGTGACGTCTACGTTGCCAACGCGTCCTCGTACGACAATAGAGCGAACCTCTCCGAAACGTTCTTTAAACAGCTAGAGACATACGATGGCACCGATATTGGTCGCCAAGAAATTTACGGCGAGATCCTTGACCCAGAACAGGCTGGCATTATTAAACGCAAACAATTTCGTTTGTGGCCCGCCAACAAACCAACGCCTACTTTAGAATATGTTATTGCCTCATACGATCCAGCTACTTCTGAAAAGACTATGAACGACCCAACTGCTTGTACAATTTGGGGTGTTTTTGAACAATTAGACGCGGGTACAGCAATTATTCTTCTTGATGCTTGGGATGCTCACCTTTCTTATCCAGAATTGCGTAGAAAAGTTATTGAAGATTTTAAAGAAGTGGTTTACGGAGCGGATAATGATTTTGGTAAGGGCAGAAAAGCAGACCTTATTTTGATGGAAGACAAATCCGCTGGAATTTCGCTTATCCAAGAACTTCAAGGAGCCCAAGTTCCAGTAAGGGGATATAACCCTGGACGAGCTGATAAAGTACAACGTTTAAATATTGTGGCACCGCTTGTTGCTAAGGGCAAAGTATTCATACCTGAAGACACAAAAATAAAAGGCGAATACGCAGATTGGTCAAAACGATTTTTGCGTCAAGTTTGTTCTTTTCCAGAAGCGGGCGGCCATGATGACTACGTAGACTCCCTGTCACAAGCGCTGCGTGTTTTGCGTGATTCTGGCTGGATCCAGCTAGATTACCTGCCACCACGCGATTACAGCTATGCAGATGACTCTTACGGTAAAAAATTTACAAATCCTTATGCCCAATAGGGCGAAAAACTTAATTTCTTTGCATTAGTAGTATTAGGGACAAATATAACCCAATTAATTAACCGATAATCTATGGCAAATCCACAAATACCTTTACAAATGGGTCAAAACTTGCCCGGACTAGAAACTGAAGAAAATCTAGCCGAGGCTCAGCAACAAGATGCTGAAATGGACCTATACGAAGAAGCACTAGGACTTGACTCTGCTGAAGTAGAGCAAGAAGTCATAGAGCTAGAGGACGGATCTGTTGTAGTTAATTTTCAACCAAAACAAGGACCGCAAAAAGATCCTGAGTTTTATGAAAATTTAGCTGAAACATTTGATCAAGACATTCTAAATTCACTTGCAGTAGAATATTTAGACTTTATTGACGTTGACAAAGAAGCTCGAAAACAAAGAGACAAACAATACGAAGAAGGTTTGCGGCGCACAGGTTTAGGTAAAGATGCCCCTGGCGGCGCAACTTTTGATGGTGCGTCCAAAGTAGTGCACCCTGTTATGGCAGAAGCTTGCGTAGACTTTGCTGCATCTGCAGCCAAAGAACTATTACCACCAGATGGTTTAGTTAAGTCAAATATTAAAGGCGAAGCTGATCGAATAAAAGAAGAAACTGCAGATCGTAAAGTTAACTTTATGAATTGGCAGCTGACAGAACAAATTCCAGAATACCGCGATGAAATGGAACAGTTGTTAACTCAACTACCCCTTGGCGGATCTCAATTTTTAAAATGGCGTTTTGATACAGAACAAGCAAGGCCAACTTGTGAATGGGTGCCAATTGATAATATCATTTTGCCGTACTCAACAACAAATTTCTACACTTCTCCTCGGGTAACTGAAGTACAGGATATTACAGAAGATACTTTTTTACAGCGTGTTGAAGCCGGAATTTACAGAGACATTGACTCTAACTATTCTTCTGATGCACCGCTAACAGATCAAACACAATCTGAAAAAGCAAACAATAAAATTGAAGGTAAAGACGAACCATCTAAAAATATTGATGGTTTACGTCGAGTTTATGAAATAACATGTTTCATGCGTTTGGACGAAGACCCAATTACTGAAGGTCGCCGAGCTCCATACATCATGACAATTGATGAGACAACAAGCGAAGTATTGGCGCTTTATAGAAATTGGGAATCTGGCGATGAAAAATTGGAAAAACTTGATTGGTATGTGGAATTCAAGTTCATACCTTGGCGTGGCGCTTACGCTATTGGCCTCCCCCATCTTATTGGTGGGTTGTCTGCTGCTCTCACTGGTAGTTTACGTGCTTTGCTTGATGCTGCTCATATCAACAACAGCCAGACAATGCTTAAACTCAAAGGTGGACGCATTGGTGGCCAAAGTGACCGAATAGAACCAACCCAAGTAGTTGAGATTGAAGGCGCACCAGGGGTTGATGATGTGCGCAAAATTGCTATGGCTATGCCATTTAACCCGCCATCAGGTGTTTTACTTGAATTAATGGGTTGGTTAACAGACGCAGCCAAGGGAGTAGTTACTACATCCGAAGAAAAAATTGGAGAAGCAAACAATAACATGCCAGTGGGCACTGCCCAAGCACTTATTGAACAAGGCGCCAAAGTATTCTCTAGTATTCACGCACGTTTGCACCGCAGCCAAGCTAAATCATTGGCAATTATTGCGCGCATTAATCATTGGTTCCTTTCAGAAATGGATAACCAATCTGGTTCAGAGATTGAAGTTCGTGATTTTGCAAAAAATAGTGATGTAAGACCTGTTTCTGATCCTAACATTTTTTCTGAGACCCAACGTCTTGCCCAAAACCAAGCTATTTTGGAATTGGCAAAAACAGCTCCTCCGGGAATGTTTGACATTCGCAGCATGTACCGCCGCATTTTGACGCAGCTTAAAGTTCCAAACTTAGAAGAAATTTTGCCAAACCCCATGGGAGCCAACGAGTCTAACCCAGCGCTTGAAAACGTATCCATGACCATGGGAAGACCCGCTGCGGCTTATCCTGACCAAGATCACTTGGCACATATTAAGATTCACTTAGAGTATGCACAAAACCCAGCGTATGGTGGTAACCCAGTTATTGGGCCAGTGTTTGCACCTCATGCATTAGAGCACATTAAACAGCACTTAACCTTACACTATTTGCAATCTATGCGTCAGTATGTAGCACAAGCAGCTGGCGGCCGTGATACTTTAGAGTTACACCAAGAAAAACCATTGGATCAAGAAGCACAACAAGCTTTGGCTTTGGCGTCACATATGGTCTCGTTAGATTCACAACAGACCATGGCGCCGTATGTTCAGCAAATCCAACAATTAGCCCAAAAAGTGCAACAAGCACAACAAGCACAACAACAAAATATTGCTTCTCAAGATCCTACAGCTCAAGCTATTGTTCAAACTCAAATGGCTGAAACACAACGTAAACAAAAAGAAGCTGAATCTCGTATGCAAATTGATGTGGCTAGAGATAAACAAAATTATGACCTTAAAATTGCAGAATTGCAACGTCAAGTGCTTGAATTGCAAGGAAGATACGAAACACAAACTACAATTGATAATCAAAAGAATGCAACTCAAATTGCACTTGCTGATATCAACAATTCTTCTCGTGAAAGAATTGCAGAAATTGCGGCTAATGCTCAATTGACTTCAGATCAAGTTAATATGCAACACGAACAAGATATGTTAGCTCGTCAAGCAACAATTGAAGCTGAAAAAAGTATTCAAAATCATGGCATTGAGGTTGCCCAACAACATTTTGACCATGCTATTCAAATGACGCAACAAGCAGCGCAACAAACTGCACAACAAGAACAAGCACAACATCAAGCGGGACTTGATGCTGCATTGCAACAGCAACAATCTCAATTACAACCCCCAACACCCCCTACAGGAGCACAATAATGGCAAAAAACCCACAAGATGGCGGCGAATTAGGTTTTCGCAAGACCTACAAAATGACTGGAACACCAGGAAACGCTGGCGGACCTGGCGAAAAAACAATTGACGCTGGAAATTCCGGAAGCAAACGTTCAAACAATGCTGTAAAAGGAAAACCCGCGCGTTCAAGCAAAGTTGGACCAGATAAAAACTTAAATGATATTGGCGGCGGTAATTTTTATTAATTTAAGGGCGAAAATTTACGCTTTTTTGCATTAGTAAGATTATGAAAGACTTTATTTCTGAAATTATTGCGCGGACGCGCGATGAGCAGGCAAAATTGGCGGAAACCCTCACCGCTGGAAATAATGTCAATTCTTTTGATGATTATCAGCGTTTAGTTGGTAGATTTGAAGGTTTTAAAGAAGTATTAGACATTATTAACGAGATTTTGAGGGAAGACGAAGAAGACGATCTGTAAAGATCATAGGAGATTGCCGAATGGCATTTGATTTAAGTAGTAGGGACGAGCCAGATACAAGATCAGAACTAGAGTGTTTTCCTGAAATTGATCATGGAATTGAAGTTGCTGGAGACCGAGTATTGGTGCAATTACGCCGAGAAAAAAACACTAGCAAAGGTGGAATCATTCTAGTAGATGAGACCAAACAAACGTTACGTTTCAATGAGACTGTAGCTAAAGTACGCCAAATTGGCCCTCTAGCATATAAGTCGCCGGATAACCTAGAGCCTTGGATTGAAGGCCCGTGGTGTAAAGAGGGCGATTTGGTTAGAACAATTAAGTACGGCGGTGATCGTTTTGTTGTTAATCCAGACGATGATGGGGCCCCAGTGGTGTTCATTACGATTCAAGCACGTGAAGTCATTTCTCGCATTAAGTCTTTTGAGGCTGCGCAGAAAATGAAGGCGTTTGTAGATTAATTTTGAAAGAAAATTATGGCGGATAATGAAAAAGATGTTCCTGTAAAGGAATTGGAAGATGGCTCAATTTTAGCCAACATAGATCTTCCAGAGGAAATTGAAATAGAAGAAGAAGGTGTTTCTAAAAAATCTACAGATGATCATGATCAAAATGATCAAGATGAAGAAACTAAAAATAATGCAGAAGATGATGAAGCTGCAGAAGCAGGCGAAACAGAGGAAGAGCGAGA